TATTAAAAATTTAATTTAAAACGTCCTTTTAATTGAAATTATATTTTTTCTAGAATAATTAAAAAATACATATATATATGGAACCGCATTTATCAAAAAATGATAAAAAATTATTTTATAAATATTTAGATAATACTACTGTTTATTTTGAATATGGATCTGGCGGAAGTACATATCAGGCAAGTATTAGAAATAATATCAGAACCATTTATTCAGTAGAAAGTGATATTACGTGGCAGGAAAAACTAAAGAAAACAATTACAAACCCTAATGTTAATTATATATATAATGAAATGGATACAAAACCAAAAACTTGGGGTAATCCAGGTGAAAATGCTACTAATATACAAAAAATAAATTATAGTAATCAAATAACAAAATTAAGTAAAGAACAACAACGTGATATTGATTTAGTTTTTATTGACGGAAGGTTTCGCGTTGCTTGTTGTTTGAAATGTTATTCTATAATTAAGGATGATTGTTTAATTGCGTTTGATGATTTTTTGGATAGACCAGCATATCATATTGTATTAACCTATTATGATATTATAGAAAAAACAAAAGATAATAGAATGGTAATCCTTAAAAAGAAAAAAAATGTAAATATTCCAAAAGAAGTTATAGAAAAATATGAACTAATTCAAAAATAAAATTTGAATTAAAATGTTCGGATATATAAAATTATTATCCAAGAATATTACAATAATGAGTATTGCAAAAGAAACTGCAGAGAAAGATGAATTAATTAAATTAGCAAGCGAAACAATACTAAAATTAAATGAAAGTGTTGAGAATATTGGAGAGAAAATACGAAATAATAATACAAATAAAGCATTAAATAAGAATTCTTTGAATAAATTATATAATAATTATTGTAAGCGTGGAAATTGTAAAGATATTGATGATGTAAATAATTTATTAAAATATTTAGAAGATAGTTTATCTGCAACAAAAGATAATAATGTTAAAAGTAAAATTAAAAATGCAATTACCCAGGTAAAAGATACATTACAGATAAAATATTAGCTGTATATATAATGGGAAATTCTAACTGTGGTTGCGTATCAAGAAAAGTTGGCGGAAAACGCGTAAAACGTGGAGGTATGGGATGTAATAAAACAAGAAAACATAAAGATAAAAAAGGAGGTAGCAACTGTCATAAAAAACATCGCGTTAATAAGAAAAAAGTGAATGGAGGTTGCAGTTCTTGTGGTTGTGAATTAATGTCTGGAGGTTACAAATATGATAGACGTTCAAGTGTTGAAGCAGTTAAAAGATTAAAAAAGCGTGTATCAAAAAACACAAAAAACACAAAAAGTAAATCAAAAAAAAATAAAAAAAAACATAAGAAAACTAAGAGAAAATTACGTAAATAAATACAGTTAACACCAACGACCGTATATTTGTCTTTTCATTAATGTTCTCGGATTTTTTCGTTTAGCTATCATTTTATTATAATATTTTTTCCATTTTCGTTGAATTAATTTTAACCAAAATGTTTTGGGTATACAAATAATATATTCACCAATTTCTATTCTTTTTACTATTTCTATCTTGTATGATGGTATAATATTTTCCCAATTTCTTATAATTGGATGTGAGGGTCGATATGTATCATTAACTTCAATTATATAATCATTGTTGAAGAAATCATCAGTATCAACCTCTAAACAAAATAAATGAGATGTATGAATTTTCTTTTCTTCTTCTTGTGTTAATTGTTGTAATTGATTATCCCATCCATGAAAATTAGGATTAAATAACTCACAATATGCTAATTCATACGGCATTATTTAGGATATACTTGTGTTTATTTCAATAAATCAATTTTTTTATTTAATTATAATATAATGAAATTAAATAAAATTATGAAAAGTGATATGTTTTACTATGTAGCTGTTGTTCTTATGGTTGTTAATATTCTTGGATATGTAAGTGTTGGATCAATTGAATGTGTAATTGTTTTTGCAATTGCAACATATTTATCGAATATGTACACTAAAAATCGTTCTCTTGATATTCTTATTGGTCTTTTTGTTTCTAATATTGTATTTGGATGTGGTCGTGTTAAAGAAGGTATGGAGAATCCTGAAAAAAAGATTGAGAAGGTAGCTGCAGATATTATGACTGAGGCTAAGGAAAAAGAATCAAAAAAAGAATGCAAGCCCGATGATAAAGAATGTGCTGCTAAGTTAAAAGAAGCATCAAAACACCTTTCACATGCTAGTAAAAAGGTAAAAGAGGCTAAGAAAAATTAATTCTTTAAAATTATTATTTTATATAAATTATATATAATAATGGCTTTTAACATTTTAACTAATAAATACGTTTTATACACAGTATTATTTTTAGCAATCACAAATGTTTTAGGATATCTTGCAATGAGAGATTTTGAGTCTATCATTCTTATGATTGCTGTAGGTGCTCTCGCTAATCATTTTAATAAAAATATGATTATTGTATTGAGTGCTGCAATATTAGCAAGTGTTATTTTTAAAACAACAAATCGTCCTGCATGGCCTTGGTATGAAAAAGAAGGATTTAAAAATAAAGAAGGATTAGAACAAAAAGAAGAAGAGCGTAAAGATATAAATCAGGAAAAACAAGAAAATATGGGTGTAAGAACATTACAAAAGTTAGATAAAAATTTAGATAATGCTGCAAAAAAACGTAATGAATATGAAGCTGCTGATGAAAGTGAGGAAGATTTAGTTGAAACTGGTAATAATAAAAAAGATTATGCAGATTCTATGGAAGATCAAATCAATAATTTAACAAATATGCTTGGTAATAATAATATAAAAAATATTGGAAAAGATACAGATGATTTAGTAAAGAAACAAAACGATTTAGTAGATCAAATGCAAAATTTAGGACCTATGCTTAAACAAGCTGAAGATCTTTTAGATAAATTTGAAAAATCAGGTGCTATGAGAATGGCTGAAAAGTTTGCACCAATGATGGAGAAATTCATCCCTAGTGGTAGTAAGAAATAAAAATGATATCGTAATATATATAAATGGCAAAAATGTGTCCTCCAGGTGTATTTTGTATTGAAAATATAACTATTATTTATTTTTTATTTATTTTTGCTTTAATTGCATTTTATATATATTATACAAAAGTTAACAGACAATTACATAATAGCAACAGAACTCCTATAATTATCAAAGAAAGAGTAATTGATAATGGATTTTTTCCAAAATTTAATAATACTTATAATAATCATCCAGGAAATGTATTATTAAATCCATTTGTCGCTCCTCTAAAAAACAATGGATATTTTCTTCCAGATATGGGTGATCCTCGAGGTGTCCCTATTAATATAAAAACACGTGGGTTTAATACTAATTATAGACAGGTTGGTATATTAACACGACTAGACGGCAAGGAAGCGATATTACCTTTAATGGGAAGACCTCTTCATACAAATCGTAATAAATGGCAGTATTATACAATGAGTGATAAAAATACAAGTGTAAAGTTACCTGTTAGTAGAAATGGTAGAAGTTGTACTAATGAATATGGATGTGATGAATTGTTTAATGGGGATTCTATTTATGTTGAAGGATACCACGATGCCTTCAAAGTAACTATTTATGAAAATAGCGAACCAAGATACATTCCATTTATCTAAGCAAATTAAAAAAAAAATATAATTATATAATTATATATTATTAAATGATATCAAATATAGTTAAAAATAATTCATTTAGTTCTAATATTAAAATGATTACGGAAACGAATAATAAACAAACTATTGAATTAAAAAAATTTAAAAGAATGTTTAGCGAGATTAAAAATATAAAAGAAGGAGATAAAGTAGGAAAATATAATAATATTTATTACATACATTATAATAATACATTTCAAAAGTTTCATAGATGGTGGAGTAATGAAAATAGAGTAAAAACATTTAAAAATTTAGATGAAGATTTCAGTAAATTTTTTAAATTATGTGATAATATAAAAGCAAATAATTTTTTCAATAAACAAACAAAAAACGATGTTGTTAAATTGGTAAAAGAAATTATACCTGGCTTATATAATCTTAAAACTACTTATAAAACATCAGAAAAAGGTAGTGATGGAGAGAAATTAAAATTAAAAATCGATAGTATTATTTTAACATTAATTGATTTTAAAAATGAAATTAATGATAATGAAGTTATAAATACAATAAGAGAACTAAAAACACGAACACTTAGTTTTTAATTATTTTATTTATTTTTTAGAGTTCTTTTCTTTAAAAAATTTATATAAGAAGTTAACATTTTAATCTTTGAGTCACCTTTTCTAATTATAATTTTCTTTTTTTTATTTGTTTGATTAATGCTTTTTAATATATTATATAAATTATCATTTTTCATTGCCTCATATCTTTTTATAATCATTTCTTTTAATTCTTTTGCATTCTTTTTCTTATTATAGTTTCGAACTTTCAGTTTTTTTAATAATTTTTCAGTATTTGATTTTTTAAGATGAAGAATTATCTGTTTTAATCTTTTGCTATTAACATTTAGTTTCTTTTTTGTTTTAGCAGCTTTTTTCTTTTTAGAGACTTGTGTTTTTTTTGCTATTGTAGCTGTCCTATTTTTTTTATTACTTTTTGGTTTTTGTCTCTTTTTCTGTTTTGATTTTGATTTATTTCTAGAACTGGCGTTTGTATTTGTCTTATTTCTTTTTTTAGTTACACGTTGTCTTCTTGAACTTTCAATAGTTGCAGGTTCAGAAATAGAAACAACAGGAGCTATCGGTAGAGAAGCTCTTGGTAAAGTTTGATCGGGTGTGATAGTTTGATCGGGTGTGATAGTTTGATCGGGTGTGATAGTTTGTATTGGTGTATTGATTGGTATGGACGTTTCAATTGGAGGAGCACTAGGGGCAAGTTCAGGAGGAACAATATCCTTTATTGATTTGTTTACAGTTGCAGATTTTTTAGGTATTATTGATTTTTCTCTTGAACTAGCATTTGATAGTATAGCTGTTCCTGTAGAAGCACTAACTCCATCAGGATCTTGTATTACATCAACCATATATCCAGGAGATAATATTTTACCATTGTTATCTTTTAATGTTTTAATTACAGTAGTAACAACCTTAGGCATTGTAACACCAACATTAATTTCTGAATCTACAGATTTTGGAATGCTTTTAATTTTATCTATACCTTTTTTCTTTAATAAATTAGCTTTTTGTATTGTATTTACAAATTGAGCGTTCATTGCATCCCTTTTAATTCTTTGAATTAAAATTTCTAGATTGGATATTTTTACGGGAATGCTATCGATCTCTTTTTGATTTTCTCTTTTTAATAAAACATAATTTTTAAGTACAGTTTTATCAGTATCTTGAAGTTCTTTAATGCTATTTACTCCTCTTTTTCTTAAGAGTTCATTTTTTTTATTTAACATGTCTGATTTAATTTTTTGTTGTCTTTTTTCAAGAAAAGACAATCTTTTTTTTAAATTAGATATTTGTTTAGTATAACTATCAATAGCATCTTGAATTTTATCACCACCTTTCATTTTATATCGAATAGTTCTTTTTTTTAAGTTAACCTTTCTACTTCTTAATGTTCTTCTTCTTTTTTTCTTATCACCTTTCTTATATTTTCTAGCACTTTGACTTTTCATATTTCTTATTTGATTTAACCTTTTTCTTGTAATTTTCATATACATAAAATGAATATTTTTTTATTGTAAATATATATTAAATGAGTTGTTCTCAAAATCCAGTAAATATAAAACCAACAAGACAAATTTGTAGAGAAGAATGTTCTTATAGTTTTGAATATAACTCAAATAGCTCTGCAATTGTAACTAATATGGGTGATTATTTAGAAATTAAGGTTGATGGAAAAAATGAAGTTAAATTTAACAAACTTGATATTAAAGTTAATGATGTTCGTATATATCAACCTTCAGTACATCTTTTTAATGGAAAACAAATGGATGGTGAAGTAATAATTCAACACAGTAATCCAATGGGAGATTCTGTATTAGTTTGTATTCCATTAGTTGTAAAAGATGGGAAAGGTGATTCTAATAGTTTTTTTTCACAAATAATTCCACATGTTAGTAATGAAAAAAATGAAAAACAAAATGTAAATGTTTCTAAATGGTCTTTAAATTATATAGTACCCGTGTCCCCTTTTTATTTTTATGTAGGTAATTATCCATTTAAACCATGTTCTGGAAAAGTTAATGTAATTATATTCGATTCTAGGAACGCAGCAACAATAGGTTCTTCAGATATGGAAATATTAAAAAAATTAATCTCTCCAATATCATACTCAAAATCTCAAATGATCGGGGGAGCTGCAGAGAATGATGTAATTCTTTTAAAAAATTTACTAGGTTCTTTAGGACCGGAATCAGACAAAAATGATTATTATATTTTAAGTGATTGTGAAGGAATAACTGGTATGGATGACGGGAGTGGAAAAGAAAAGAAACGAAAACCTACCGCATCTGATGGTGATCGCGAAGGACTACCAGGATTTTTAATTGGACTAATTTCAATACTTGTTTTACTAATAATGGCTTATGTAATGTATATAATATGTACTAGTGTTGATATTTCACAAATTACAGGAAATATACCTTCAGGATCTCCTATTATTAATTCTAAAGTAACAACTGCTAAGATATAAATATATTTATAATAAAATTTATTTATATCAAATTAGATATCCTCAGCTTCATGTGTGTCACCTAAAATAGGTTTATAAGATGCATCATTAAGATTACCTATACTCATATTAAATGTATAAGGTACTTTACTTTTAATAACCATTTCTTCAACTGTAACAGGGAACTGATTGAAAGAATTAAGATTACCAGTACGCTTCTCTTCACTTGGAACATACTGTTTCATCATTGTAGAACCTATGCCTGCCATTCCAGAACTTCTTTTAACTAATTCATATGCGGCAACGGCTGCAATTGCACCAACAACAGGATGAGCCATAAATAAATTAATTATAGCAACAACAATTACAATTTTCCCAATCATTGAATCAACTAATTTACCGAGTTCACTAGGTATTTCAACAGGAAATACAATAAAAAGAATCATAACTACAGATAAAAGATAAAAGTGCATATGTTTCTTTGGAAATTTAAGTAAGTTTTTCATATATCATATAATTATATTTTTTATTTATAGGAAATTGAAATATTATTTAAGAAATAGGTAATAGATATAAATAATGTCTCAAGAAATTGCAACGTATCTAGGACCTAAAGGTTATACGATAAAAAAAGAAAATATTGATATTGATGAACTAGATTTAATACGTAAAGAATTAACAGTAAGTGCATATGTTCCTAAAAGTTCTATAGCAAAACCTACACCCTTTACAATTTATAGAGAAACAAGAAATAAAATATATTTACCAAAATTTTATGGTTTAGAAAATTATGGAGATCCAGATGCAATTATTACACCAGAAGGAATCGATATAGATGTAGATTTTAAAGGTTCTCTAAGAGATTATCAAAAACCTGTTGTTGAAAAATGGTTAAAAGCTGCAAAAAATAAAGGATGTGGGTTGATAGAAGCTGATTGTGGTGCGGGTAAAACTTGTATGGCTATCTGGTTAATTTCACAATTAAAAAAGAAAACTTTAATTATAGTTCATAAGGAATTCTTACTTAATCAATGGAAAGAGCGTTTAGAACAATTTATGCCCGATGCTAAAATAGGACGTATTCAAGGTCCAATTATTGATATTGAAGGTAAAGATGTTGTTATTGGAATGTTACAGTCGCTTTCAATGAAAGATTACGAGCAAACGATGTTTCTTGATTTTGGTTTCACAATTTTAGACGAATGTTTTCCATATAAACAATGTATACATACTGATTCAGGTCCTATTCGAATTGGAACATTATATGAAAAATGGAAAAATGGTGAAACATTACCAATGATTTTAAGCTTTAATAAAGAAACAAAAACTTTTGAATTTAAAAAAATGACGTATGCATGGAGAAAAGAAAGAAGGGATTTAATAAAGATTAAATTATCAAAAAAGGTTATAAATTGTACTCCTGAACACAAAATTCTAACTACAAAAGGATATATAAAGGCGAAAGAATTAAATGAAGGAGATTTAGTTATATCTAAATATGATAACAAACATATTGATAATATAATATCACCAGCATTAAATGAGGATCAACTACAACTTATATACGGTTCATATCTTGGAGATGGTTATATTGATATTACTAAAAAAAATAGATATAGGTTAAGAATTATTCATTGTGAAAAACAAAAAGAATATTGTAGTTGGAAGGCAGGGATGTTTAATATAACTAAATTAAACTATTGTGAAAAAAATGGGTATTCCCAAAAACCAGCATATAATTTTCAAACTAAAATATTTGATTTGGAAGAAGATATTCCAAAAAATACTAAAACGGTACCTGACTGGATATTAGATAAATTAGATGCACGAGGTATTGCTATATGGTATATGGATGACGGGTCAATTAATAAACGTCAATTAAAAAATGGTGATATAAGTAATTATATATCTATTCATTCGAATAATTTTGATTATGAGACTCAAAAGAAATTTGTTAAAAAATTTAAT